GTGCAGAGCAATCTTGCTACCACACAAGGACTCTTGACCGTTTCTGAAGCAGAGGTGGAAACACTCAAGGCTCAACTCGCCGCAGTGCCTGCTGACAATCAGCCCGCAGTTGACGCATTGGCAGCAAAGATTCAAGCCGCACTCACTCCAGCTCCTGCCGCAGAACTTGCGCCCGCTTCAGAACCCGCTCCTGCACCAGCCGTCGATGTCAACGGCAACCCAGTAGCCCAATAATCGTCAAGGGGTCACTTCCTTTCAGCTCCCGGCCAGTTTGGGAGTTTATGCAGTGTGTGGTTGTTTCAAAGCTGAGTGACCCGCCCGAAGGGTTTCGAGATCAGCAAACGCACTGAAGCTGGCAAAATAGACACTTCACATTTAGGGGATTTCAAGAGGCGATCTAATGGCGGGAGGTCGCCCAAGTGGATACACAAAAGCCATTGCAAACCAGATATGCAATCGGCTCATTGACGGTGAGAGCTTAAGGGCAATTTGCCGTAGCGCCTCGATGCCAGACAAGGCGACCGTGTTTAGGTGGTTAGACGACGATCGTCACAAAGAGTTTCGCGACCAATATGCGCAGGCGCGCGAAAGACAAACAGAGTCTTTTATAGATGAGCTGCTAGACATAGCCGACAACCCTGAAGAGGACGTTCAAAGGTCCAAACTGCGGATTGATACTCGCAAATGGATAGCCTCTAAGATCATGCCCAGAAAGTACGGCAAGCCTGAGTCTGACAATTCATCCTCTGATCAGATAGACGGCTATGAGGTCGTTAACTATGACGACTAAGCTTAGGATTAGAGCGAGTGGTCCTCAGGCAGACTTTGTAAACGCAACCGAGCAGTTCCCCGCCATGGTCGCCGGCTTTGGATCCGGAAAGACTGCAGCGGCTATTCTAAGGGCTTTAAAGCTTAAGTTCGCTTACCCAAGTCAGGACGTAGCTTATTATCTGCCTACATATGATCTAGTGCGTATGATTGCCTATCCTCGCTTTTCAGAGGTGCTTAACAACAGTGGTGTTGGATTCACTCTCAACAAGTCAGAGCACACCTTATCCGTAGCAGGTAAGGGGCGGGTTATATTCCGCACCCTTGATAATCCAGAGCGGATTGTAGGCTATGAGGTCGCCGATAGCATTGTTGATGAGTTGGACACGCTAAAGCAAGCTGATGCAAATCATGCTTGGCGGCAGATCATTGCTAGAAACAGGCAGAAAAAGCCCGATGGGTCTTTAAACACTGTTGGTGTGGCGACGACGCCGGAGGGATTCCGGTTTGTTTACGACCGATGGGAAAAGACAAAAACAGAGGGTTACAGACTAATCAGAGCCTCGACCTATAGCAACGAGCGCAATCTGCCTGACGGTTATATTGATAGCCTAAAACGGTCTTATCCACCTAATTTGATTGCGGCTTATCTCGATGGGCTTTTTGTCAACCTTACATCCGGCGCCGTCTATCCTGATTTTGACCGCAACCTAAACCACTCCGACACTGAGTTGATGGATGGTGAGGAGTTGCACATAGGTCTGGATTTCAACGTTTATAATTGCACGGCTATTGTGGGTGTCGAGCGTGATGGTAAGCCGTACATCGTCGGCGAACTCACTAAGATGCGTGATACGCCTGGCGTCATTGAGACTATTAAGCAGACCTATCCAGGTCGAAGGATCAATATATACCCTGACGCATCGGGACAGAGCAATAAGACGGTCAATGCGTCTGACAGTGATATCGACCTTTTAAAGCGTGCGGGATTTATAATCCATGTCAGGCCGTCCAATCCGTTCGTTAAAGAGCGGGTTATGGCGGTCAATGCTCTGATTAAAAACGGCGTCGATGAACGCGCGCTTATGATCAACACTGCGCTATGCCCTGTTATTACTGAGTGCTTAGAGCAGCAGATTTACGACACCAACGGCGCGCCGGACAAAACCGCAGGTCAGGACCATGCGCCTGACGCATTAGGTTATTGGCTCGTTTATCGCTGGCCGATCATCAAGCGGAATCCCGCCAAAGTACGTCAACTAAGTATCTAGGTTACAATGCCAGACAACTCTGTCCGTTTACAGTCGCCAGTGATTACGGCGATGGCAGAGCCGTGGCCATTAATCGACGCACTAATGGGTGGCACTCTTACCATGCGTAAAGCGGGCAAGTTGTTCCTTCCCCAATGGCCGAATGAGGGCAATGACGCATATAAGGCGCGCCTAGAGTCGACGTTCTTACATCCTGTTTTTAAGCGCACCGTTATAATCAACGCCGCTCGTCCTTTTGCTACGCCTCCGGTTCTTGAGGGTATAAATGCGACGATTATGGAATTGCTTGATAATATCGACATGCAAGGCTCAACGCTTCCTGCCTTTGCGATGCAGGTTTTAACGAAAGCTTTATCAAAGGGCCTTTGTGGCGCTCTTGTAGACTGCCCACAGGCTGATGGCGTTAAAACCAAGGCCGATGAAGCCAGGGCAGGAATAAGGCCGTACGTGGCCGTGTATCCCGCTGAAAGCATCTTGGGCTGGAGGGTTGGCAAGGTTGCCGGAGGCGTCGGTCTTACACAATTGCGCCTTTTGGAAAGCATCACGGTTGATGATGGTCTTTTTGGTCAAAAAATTGTCGAGCAGGTCAGGGTTCTAACGCCTGGTGCTTGGCAAATCTGGCAGCCAAATCCCAAGGTACCTCAAGATTGGATAGTTACCTCCTCGGGAAGCACAAAGCTGGACTTTATCCCATTTGTGTTTTTCTACGGCGTTCGGACTTCGTTTGGCCTTGGTGTTTCTCCTCTTCTGGATCTTGCCTCGCAAAACCAGGAACACTGGATTTCAGCGAGCGATCAAAACGCTATTCTCCATGTGGCACGGGTTCCAATCCTGTTTGCGAAGAAGTTCGGAGATGCTCAGTTAACGATTGGCGCTGGCTCTGCTTGTTCTTCCGATGAAGATGGCGCCGAACTGACTTATGTCGAGCATTCCGGCGCGGCTATTGATGCGGGCCGCATCTCGTTGACCGATCTTGAAGACCGCATGCGTGCGACGGGTGGCGAACTGATACAGCCTGGAATGAACCGCACGACAGCTACACAGGTCAATTCTGAAGGTGAAGTGGCTCAAAGCCTTTTACAACAGATTGTTGAGGTTTTTGAAGAAAGCCTTGAACAGATCGTCAATTACATGGGTGCGTGGCTGAGCATACCAACTGACTGCGATATCCAGCTTTACAAGGATTACGGCACGACCCTAGCGACAGATCCAGCCAACTTGGTTGCAGCTAAGGTTGCCGGTGTTATCTCAGCTCAAACCGCCTTCGAAGAACTGCAGCGCCGCAATACGGTGTCTCCTGACCGAACATGGGCTGAGGAGCAAGAACGCCTTGATAGTGAAGCGCCAGAAGTTCCTCCTGAATCTAATCCAAAGGACGATTCCGCGAAACCTTCTGATTCGTCGAGTGCTGACACTTCGCCGGGCGCTGAAGCGGATGGCATCAAGGCGTAATAATTAGACTTTTGACAACGTGGCGGATGTCACGGGGTCGCAACGCTCTGGATTGAGCAAACTACAGGCTGGATGGCCGGAAAGACTACAATGAAACTGAAACTAGATGCTGAAGGACACGTTGTCGTATCGGACGGCAAACCCGTTTATGTACATGACGACGGTAAAGAGGTGGCATTTGATGCTGTTGGAACCGTAGCCACAATAGGAAGGCTCAATGGGGAAGCAAAGGGGCATCGCGAAGCTAAAGAGGCCGCAGAAGCCGCTTTGAAGGCGTTTGAGGGCATTTCAGACCCTGCCGCAGCGCGCAAGGCTTTGGATACGATTAAAAACCTTGATGATAAAAAGCTGGTTGATGCCGGAGAAATCGACAAGGTTCGCGCTGAAGCCATTAAGGCGGTTGAAGAAAAGTATGCGCCAATCGTTGCGGAGCGTGACACGCTCAAAACAGAATTGGTAACCGAGAAGGTTGGCGGTTCATTCGCAAGATCAAAGTTCATTTCTGACAATCTCGCAATCCCAGCCGATTTGGTTCAGGCGCGCTTTGGATCACAATTCAAATTGGAAGACGGAAAGGTCATTGCTTACGACCAGTCCGGCAACCGTCTATACAGTCGATCAAATCCCGGCGAGGTCGCTGGCTTTGATGAGGCGCTAAATATCATCGTCGACGCCTATCCGCATAAAGACACCATTCTGAAGGCCTCAGGTGCATCTGGCGGTGGTGCTGGAGGTTCTGGCGGTGCACAGAACGGTCCAAAGCAAATGAGCCGTGATGCTCACCAAGCTTTGCCTGCCGACAAGCAAATGGCGTTCTTTAAGGATGGCGGCAAGCTAACCGATTAGACGCCACGATATCGCATGACCAAGCCGCCTTCGGGCGGTTTTTTTGTGCCCTGACTATCCATGCCGAACCTTGGATGAGGTGAAGCGCTCCGAGTTGGATGACTCGAAATGATTACGTTTTTCGAGTTAACCCACTGATTATGGAGACATTCCTTTGTCCAATACTTTGACCAATCTGGCGCCAGACCTTTACGAAGCTCTGGACGTCGTATCCCGCGAAATGGTGGGCTTTATCCCATCCGTTACCCTTGATGCAGACGCTTCCCGCGCCGCTCTGAACCAAAATATCCGCATTCCTATCACGCCAGCTGCGGCTGCTGAAGATGCGACACCTGGCCAATTGCCGCCCGATGACGGTGACCAAACGGTCACCAACAACGTTCTGGCCATTACCAAGTCTCGTATTGTGCCGTTCCGCTGGACGGGTGATGAACAACGCGGGGTAAATTCCGGCGTGGGTTATCAAAATATCCGCCAAGGCCAAATTCAACAAGCCATCCGCACGCTGGTGAACGAAGTTGAATCTTTTACGGGCAACATTGCCGCTCTTGGTGCTTCCCGTGCAACAGGCACGGCTGGGACAACCCCTTTCGCCTCAAACCTTGGTGACCCCGCTCAGGTTCGCAAGATCCTGGCTGACAATGGCGCGCCACTTTCTGACCTGAACATGGTTATCGACACCACTTCAGGTGCGAACATGCGCACGCTCGCCCAACTCACCAAGGCGAACGAAGCCGGAACCACAGACATGCGCCAATATGGCACTTTGCTGGAAATCCACGGCTTCCAAATCCGTGAATCAGCAGGTGTTCAAACGACCGCAGCCGGTTCGGTTACAGGTACAGTTACGGGTGCGGCCGCCAAGGGTGCGACTTCGGTTACTCTTACTACTGCCGCTGGTGCTGCTGTTGCCGTCCTTGCTGGTGATATTGTTCAGTTCGCTGGCGACCCCAACAAGTACGTTGCGGCAGCCGCTTGCACCATTGCCGCGTCGACTACGGGCACTCTTACTTTGGCAGATCCTGGCCTTCGCACCACGATCTCTGGAGCTGCCGTTACCGTTCTTGCGACATCAACTCGCAACGTTGGTTTCAGCAAGTCCGCAATCGTTCTAGCCATGCGCGCCCCAGCTGTTCCAGAAGAGGGAGACAGTGCTGATGACCGCATGTTGATCACTGACCCACGGACCGGCATCGCCTTTGATTTTGCTGTCTACAAGCAATATCGCCGCGTTCGCTATGAAGTGGGAATTG